GTCGGAAACTTAGTGTCATCATCAGTAACAGTAGTTGCTTTTTGCATACCGTCAATCTGGTTGAGGTCTGCTATATCGGCTGTAAGAGCTGTACCACCAGCAAGTTTAGATGCTGTACCTGATTGCATACCAGCTAGTGTTGAAAGCTCAGAGTCAGCAATTTTGTCAGTTGTAACAGCGTTATTTGCAATTTTAGCTGATGTTATTTGACTGTCAGCAATATGTACAGTATCTATAGATCCATCAACATAGTTAGCAGAGTCTACTGAGTTAGCTGATAACTTAGCATTAGTAACATTAAGATCTGCAATTTTAGCTGTAGTTACTGCGTTATTTTGTAAGTTAGCAGTATCAACAGTGATGTCAGTTGGTAGTGCACCAGAACCTAACTTAGCCATAGTTATAGAATCATCTAAAAACTTAGCTCCGTTAATTGCAGCATTACCTGCTATATTAGCATCTAAAATTGTATGGTTTGCAATATCTGCACTAACTATAGTGCCGTTTGCAATTTTAGCTGAAGTAATTTGTGAGTCAGCTATATGTGCAGTATCAATAGACCCATCAACATAATGCTCTGAGTTAATAGAATTATCTGCTATTTTTGTACCATTTACAATATCTGCTGCTAAATGAACACTGTCAATAGATCCATCAGTATAGTGTTCAGAATTGATAGCATTATCAGCTATTTTTGTACCATCAATAGCATCGTTAGCTATCTTAGCTCTAGTTACATTACTGTCTGCTATTTTAGCTGTAGTTACTCCATTATTAGCTATTTTAGCTGTAGTAACATTTAAGTCAGCTATAGCAGCCGTTTCAACAGCATTGTTAGCAAATTTAGCAGGTGTTAAAATACTGTTACCTAATTTATCGCCAGTAACCGCATTATTTGCTATATCACCTGTAGCGATTGTACCATCTACTATTTTAGCAGAAGTTATAGAATTATTTACTATTTTAGCTGAAGTTACTGCATCGTCTGCTATTTTAGCTGTAGTAATATTGCTGTCTGCAATTTTTGCTGTGGTTATATTGTTGTTTGCAATTTTAGGTGTAGTTACTGCTTGGTCGTTTAGTTTTCCAGAAGTAACCGCATCTGATGCAATTTTAGCTGTAGTTACACTACTGTCTGCTATCTTTGCAGTAGTTACATTAAGATCTTTTATTTTATCAGTTGTAACAGCATCACTTTCAATATCTTCAGCTAAAGCTGGTTGACTCTGTAACTCGTGTATAGCCATTAACGACTGTTCTTGGTTTGCATTAAGATCAACCGCACGAATAGAAGAACCGGCTGCAAATACAGCTTTAGGATCTTCGTCACCGTTTGCTTTACCAACAGTTGTTTCTCTATAAACTCTAACAGTTACACCAGTTAAAGGTGCTCCTTGATTTGTTCCAGATGTAACTTGTACACCTGAAGTAGGGTTAGTAGTGTTAAAAGTTATTTTTGTAGGGTTGCTGACATTGTCAACAGTGTATTTAGTTGTCGCTTGTGTTACTCCATTAAGAGCAACTTTTACATCTTCAGTTTGTATGACTGGGAAAGTGTAAGTAAATTCCTTATCGGAACCATTAGGCGCACCTCCCCCATTGTCGGTGTATGTAATTGCCATTTAATTTAATTTAATTGTTTGGCGGTGGGTTATTTAGGAATATTTAATAATCTGTCTATAGATTCACTCCTTGCTTGATTTTTTCTAATAGCTCTATCTCTATCTTCTTTTATAAGTTCTTGCGCTCTAGGATCTTGCTTAACCTTTGCCCAAGCTTTTTTCTTTGCTCTGTCAAATAGCTTTGCTATTCGTGAATTATGTACATATGTTCTAGGGTCAATATCTCTTTGACCAGTTCTTCTATGATATTCCATTAAAGCTACTGATCTTCCAATACCCTCATCTTCAGCTAGTTTATCTAACTCAACAAGTAGTCTTTGATCTCCAATAGCTTTTTGAAATAATGATCTAAGTATTGGACTGTTAGTTAAGTTTGTACCATCTGGAGCGTAATATGTTGAAGTTCTTAAATCATATCCACTATTAAATAATAACTGTTTCCCGGGAGAATAGTCCATATTTAATTGAACAGGAGATATAGAGTTAAACATTCTTGTTATAAAATCGTGATCTTTAATAGGAGCACCAGTTAACATATCATACTTAATAGGTAATTGATTGGCTGCTATAGCTTCAGTTATTAAGTTTCTATTTCTAATAGAGTCACCTATATCAGAACCTAGTTCTCGTGTGTAAGGGGTAAATATTTTACCTAACTCATTTCTAAGAGAACTAAGAGGTACAGTGTTATTTACTAAAGAAGCAGCAATTCTATTTAACTGTCCGGGTTGACCAGCAAATAAATCTACAAACTGTGTTAAACCAGCCATATAAGATTTACTTGTAATACCTTGAGCTATAACTACAGCTAATTTTTGTAAGTTATCTTCTGCCCACTCTTCACCCATCAATTCTTGGTGATCTCCAATATCTCCTATAATTGCAAGTATTTGGTTAAATGGTTCAAAAGCATCATAACTTACCCAAGCATCACCTATTTTTATTGATCTTGGTTTCCAGCCAGCATCTAGCCAAACTTGTCTTTTAGTTCTATCAGCAGGACCGTTACCATGTAAGCCTCCGTTTAAAAACTTTTGACCAGCCATAAATATAATACCGGAACCCATAGCTAATCTTCCATACTGAAGTGCTTTAGCATTGGCTAAATCTTCAGCAGTTTCTATACCATACTTAGCTACTTTAGATAAATCATCAGGTCTAGCAAAGTTAATAGTATTCCATTCTTCAACTAAAAAGTTAAATCCGGGAGTATGCTTAGCTGTTAAGTTTAGACCGTTAACACCTGTCTTAGCAAATAAGAAAAATGGTTTAGCCCATGGTGTGCTTTCAAAAATTGTATTTAATCCTTTAGCAAAGCCATCTAACTCTTGAGTAAGAGTAGCTTCTTTCTTAGCATTAAGAACGTACTTATCAGTTAAGTTACCATCTCTATCAAAGACACTATCAACTAATTTGTTTTCTGCTTTAGCAATAGCTTCAGGAGTTACATCTTTATAATTACCATCACCTAGTTCACTCATTACATCTCTAAAAGCTTTAGCTCTTAATCTACCTCTACCTAGTATATAACCAAAAGCATCATCAGTTGCTGCCATTACTTTTGTAGAGTAGGTAAGAAATTTATTATCATTCATACCTTTAGCTATGTTTGCTATGTAGAACGCAGCTTTATCACCTTTAGTTCCTTCTCTTTCAGTAAGGTATTTTAACGCTTCCCAGTTGTCATCAGGATTAAGTACTCTTTCAGCAAAACGAGTTCTAACATTAGCTATATCACCTGACCAGTAAGCATTCAAGTTTCTTTTAAATAATTCAAATGATTCTGGAATTGACTGTATCATACCATTTGCGTCAGCTAACGCTTCTCTATATGCTTGACCATTACCTGTCAATGCAGCACCTAATGCTTGAGACATTGGTCTCATAAATGATGCACTGGATGTACCCATAACTGCTCTAACTGATGTTTTAGGTCCAGATAAAACACTGTTAACTAAAACCATCTGTAGTTCTTTTATAAGTAAACCACTACGTTTAGATCCATTTAATTCACCACCACGCATTTTTTTACGTAGAAATGCCATTAAGTCATCAACATTTTGAATGTCGTCAGCCATAGAAATATAGTGTCTGATACCAGTAAGAAGTTCGTCGTTTCCTTCACCAGCTAATTTTGTAGCTAGTTGTAGAGCTTTGATATCTTCTACAGCAGCAGCATCTACAGCTTCAAGTAATTTCTTTTTAGTTCCTATACCACCAGCTTTAAGTTTTTGTAAATCTTGACCAGCAATCATTCTGCTCATTCTGGTTAATTTAGTTACAGCTACTAACTGTTCAACTAAATTTTGAGTAGGACCTCCTACACCATTAACATCAAGTATCTGTTCTATTTCACGACTCATAATACCAGTATCTCTTAGTCTTCTAAGAAGATCTCCAGTAACCATATCTAAAGCTTTAACAAATCCTGTATCTAAATATTGAACTTCGCCACCTCTAAGTTTCTTAGGTTGCATAGCACCAACAGTATCATACAGTGGTTTCATAAACTCTTCAACAGTTAGTTCGGTAGGTTCTCTTCCTCTAACCATTTGGTCAAAAAGAAGAATATTGTCGTTGTAATAATCTTGTGGTGATCTACCAGCTTTTCTGTATGCAGCAATATCAGCTTTAATTTTTGGACTCTTTTCTATAGCCCTTGCATAATCCTCAATCTGTTTCCAACTTAAATCAGAAGATTCCATTGCATTAACTATTCCAGTCTTTGTAATTAATCCTCCAGAAGAACCTTTATCAGCTCCCCATTCGTTTCTCATTTTTTGTTGAGTAATAAGAACGTCATCTACATTTTCTACTGAAGTAGCGTTACCAGTATGAGTTTCTCTAAGTTCGTTTTTATAAGGACTATAACTTGCAGCTCCATCATCAACTTGTTTTCTAAGCTCAGCTAGTCTTTCAACTAACTCTGCTTGATCTTCTCCTTCAGGAGCCCATTCATTATATTTTTTACGTTGAGCTTCAAATACTTTTTCAGCGTTATCACGATCTAGTTCAGCACTTGCTAAAGCTTTTTTTGAAGCATTACCTTTACGTATTCGTAAATTTTCTATAGCATCATCAAGATCAGCCTTGGCTGTATCATATGCAGCTTGGTTTGGGTTAGCTCCAAGTTTTCTTTCAATACTTGCTATTTCGTCTCTTACTTTTTGTGAACCATTAAGTTCTGCTTTACCTTGTTCTATTTCTTGTAAAGATCTACTTTTTTGAAAAGCCTCACCAACTCTTCCCTTTGTACCTTTAGCAGCTACAAGGAAACTTTCTAATACAGTATCAGATATAACACCTAATCCCATACCTTCCACAATGTTTTTAAATGTTTTCATCATTGGATGGTCATGGTCTTGAGTAGCCAACGCCATATCAAATTGTGGATAGTGTTCTTTTAAAACACCTAAAGCATTATCGTCTTGTGAGTAACGAGAAAGTGCATCAACTTTCATACCTTTTAATGCACCTTTACCTATCTTTTCTACACGAGTAGCATTTAATAATTTTCCTGCTTTGTCAAATTTAGGAGAAGTCTGAACTAACTTAGGAACAATTTTTCCTGCTAATCCTGTACCTCCTACTGCTTTACCTATCTTTGCTCCAATACCAAATCCGGGAACTGGTACAGCAGCTAAAGTTCCAAAGTGTGTGAATCCTCTAATAAGACCACCCCACCATGTTTTAGTTTCTATTGGGTTATCATCATCAACAAAGAAGTCATCCCATTCAGGTTTATATCCTTCTTTAGTTTTTGATTCTTCTGCCATTTCACCTGTAGCAAAGTCAATGACTCTTTCAGGTAATGTAATTAATGAAGATGCAGTATCTTGAATACCACCACCGACAGCAGAAAATACTTCTTTTACGTATTCTCCTGCTCCCCAGTTTTCTTTATTTCTGGAATCGTCAATTTCTGCATTTCTTTGGTTTAGATCAGCTTGTGCTTGATTCTGTTCAGCAACCCTAGTTGCCTCTGTTTGTTTTCTATATTCTGTTAGCTGTTGTCGTTGTTTTGCAACTTGTGCAGCTTCTTCGTCAGATATAGTATTTTGCGATTGATAATCGAGTGCTTCTAATTCGTCCATTGGGTACCGTAGTAATTATCTATCCTACGTTTGGTGCTGCCTTGGCTACACACCCTCCCGTAAGTTAGCGTTTTGTTTCCATGATGGAATGTAATCTCTTTCGTTTTTATTTTTAAATATATCTAATTCTTTTTTTGCTATTTCTACCTTTACAGGAGTTGGTTTATAAAGTAAATATTGACGTACATTAGGTGGTATCTTTTCTAATGATTTAGTATCTATTTTTGGAGCTTCAAAACCATATAACCCTGCTTGTGCAGAAGCAAGTTCTTTAGGAAAAATATTATTGTCGTGGGCAAGACCAGCGTAGTAAGAAGGTACTGGACCTTTACCACCACTTAATGTCCATGATCTTAATTCTTCTAATTCAGCATCAGGAACTTCTAATTTAGTTATTCTCCAATTACCACTTGCCGGTTTGATTTGTAACTGAGCTTGAGTTAAAGCATCTTGTCTACCAAAATCACTATCTATATAAACACGTTTGCTGTTTTTATTTCTCCAAGCATCAGTACCTAATAAACTAATAATCTTTTGTTCAGCCATCATTAAAGCTGTTGCTGGATCTTTTTCAGCTTGTAACTGTAAATTATATTCAGCAACAAAAGCTGAATTAGTATTTCTAAGTAAAGTATCAAACTCTAAACTTGTTGTTTGTCCTTCACCTAATATTAAATCAAGTGTTTCTGCAACTCTGTTTCTTACATATTTAACTTGACCAGTTCCTAAATCAGCAACTGAACTAATTTGTGATTGGTTACTAGCTATAGTGTTAGTACGCCAATCATTTCTAATTTTAGGACTAGCTCCTGCAAATTGTAAATGTTGTTCTGTAACTTTACCACCGTTGTTAGCTGCTACACGTTCTAAATATTGTTGAGCTTGCTCGTCAGGTTTGTAACCATACACAATATTATAACCTTCGTCTGGTATAGCCATACCGGGAAAATCGTTAGTTAACTTTCTAATAAAAGCAGCTCTTGTTTCAACAGTAGGATTTTCAATACTTTTAAATGCTTCAATTCTAGAAAGCATTGCATTCTTATCGTCGTCCTCTGTGTCCTCCATATGCTTAGTATTAGCTGCCATCAAACGACTTTCTAAATCTCTCCACTCTTTGAAGATTGTCATATCTTCAGTTTTCTTGGTACCTCTATGAAGTACTCCATGTTGAACTGTAGCTAGTGCTTGGTGTAGTGGAATATCTCCTTGTTCTACAGCATCTACAAGTACATCTGCATAAGCTCTTCTAGTTAATTCAAGACTACCACCATATTTGTAAAGATTTCTATTTACCCAGTGATCTGAAGCAGCTCTACCACCGGAAGGGTCTGCTTTAATATTTTCTACCAGATCAAGTCTTTCGTTAGTTTCTTCTAGCTCTTTAGCTTTTTCGTCAAACTCTGTATTTCTTGCTTGTTGATCGGCTTGATCTACTCTATCAATTTCTTTTTTGATTGTAGCTTGTAAAAGGACTGGACTAGCCCATCCATATCTAGAAACAAATTGTGCTCTGATTTTTCCATCTAAGCCATCAGCTTCAGCATCGTTTGCTGGAGGGCGCATGCCTTCTCCATAACCAACTTTTTCACCATCAATAGTTACATAAGCTGTACTTCTTGAAGCTCTTTTAAATTCAGTGTAAGTACCGGCTTCTCTAAGAAGTATATTTTTTTTAAAAGAATGCAGTTCCCATCCAGACATATCACGAATTTCTTTTCCAAGAACATATCTTCCTGTTTCTTGTTCAACTTCATTACCAATTTTTGATAACTGAACATCTTGTTCTTTCATCTTCTCTTCTTCGTTGAAGAGCATATTTAATTGTTCGTAATTGTAAGGAGAGTTGACTGCTGCAATGGCTCCTCTAGCCATGTCTTCTTCTTTTCGTTTTTGATAAAGTTCATCAGCAAAACCTTCGACTGACTTAGAAAATCTACCTAAAGACTTAAATAAGTTTGCAACATTATCTACTTCAGCTTGGTCATTTTTTCTAAGTGCGTCAAAGTATTCAGCTTCTGATCTTTCTATTCGAGCATTATCTGCTTCCTGCTCCGGCATTACGTCAACCTGTTCTACAGGATCAAACGTTCCGCCTTGGAAACTATATGAGTCTGTCATTATTAACCTCCGGGACCTGATGGTGGTTTGTTAGAGTAATAAGTTCCTGCTGCATCAAACCCGGCACCGGCTAATCCTAGGAATAGCGAAGCACCTACGTTCTGCATTACAGGTGGTGGCGGTGCTAAATCGGGAGTTGGTTGTATTGCTACTTTTCCAAACAACTGATTTTGTTTAGACCTTACTTTTCTAGCTATGCTTGCATTATGGTCAAAGTAAGCGTATTTACTTAAAGTTAACGCTCTAGATCTTTGAGCATTAGCCATACCTAGCTCAGCTAAGTTAGCACTAATCTGTCTCCTGACTGTAGTTCCTCTGATTCCACGTTCTGCTGCGGAAGCTTCTATCATACCTTCAGCTTTAAGCATTGTCTTAAAATCTTCTTGGTGGTCAAGCATTGCTTTAGCACGTATATTATTTAAACTGATTTGAGATTGGGTGTAAGCGCGTTGAGCTGCCATATTAGCTTCACTCAAATTAGTTTTATACTGAACTATCTTAGTTTGATAGCCAGATCTGGTTCGCATCCACCTATTCTCTCTGACTTTGAGTCTGTACTCATAGTCTCTTTTTTTAGCTTTGTTTGCTGCACTGGCTTGCATAGCACCACCTATGGCACTTACTGCTCCAGATCCGAAACTAGCTGCTGCTGGACTGCACATATTCGTACAAATTCTATAAAGGATAAATTGTTTGGTCCGTAGGGAAATTTTCTAAGAAATTTAAAACCTAAAAACCTAAGTAACTTAATATGGACTTTGTTTCTTTCGTCAACAAAATTCCACAGTAA